AAACATGTTTCCCGATACCAGTTTTTGATGATGTTTTTGTTAGCTGTCGAAATGTAATAACCCATAACCTCATCATTGATTTCCTTTCGGTCTTCAATATACCTTGCTCCGGCAATCTGATAATCGAGCCACGATTTAACATGGCCATTAAGCATTTCCCCGGAATAGATAAAACATTGATAGCCTTTATGGAGTGCTGTCGCTACGATCTGAGAACCAAAAGTCGATTTTCCATCGCCACGCTTACCGCCCAAGATATGGACATTTCCGAACGGAAGACCACCTTTGAGCTTTTTATCAAGCTGCTTTATTCCAGTTGATAACTTCTCGATGCTATAAGGATTGATGTCTTCAACATCCGCCATACTAACAACCATCTCGACGGGGGCAGGAACAGCGTTATCGATACAAGCCTTAATCTGTTCTTTTCCGTACTTTTGAAGAATCTCGTTTGCGTCCTTGCAATCCTTATAATCCTCAGGTCGAACGTGTTTAATGATTCCGTTAAACCTTTGCTTCATTTCTTCCAAGAGTGTTATTTCGTCTCGTTCATGATCTCCGAAGACAATTAGAATATCAAAGCGGTTGAGGAAGTCCCAGCAATGTCGAACCCACGTAAAGCCGTTTTTACCTGTTGGAACAGAAACAGCGTTTTCGATTCCACATTCCGCAACGGACAAAGAATCAATCTGACCCTCCGTCATTATCAAGGTTTTGTTTTCAAAGTTACACTGAGCCATTCCAAACAAAATAGGTTTGCAATCTGACTCACACCATTCCTTTGACCCGTCATCGCCCTTTTGGAATGTAGTATTCCGATATTTGATATACTGGAGCGAATCATTCTCATCACGAAAAGGAAATATCAAAATGTTGTCGCTGTCCGGCTTTGATGTGATTCCGTAACGTTGTGCTATGGCTTCCGATATTCCTCTTGATTCCATGTATTTGATTGCTGACGGCTTTGAATCATATTTAGCCTGAATGAGTCTCTTGTAGCTTTTCCAATCCGGGTTGTAATATGCGTCGGCATCATCTCCAAGACTAAAGTGAAAGTCCTTTGACAGCGTTATCATGTTTCCATGAGCGTTACATGATGCCCTGAGACATTTAAAACGCCCATCATCAAGGTTGATTGAAAATGTGTACTTATCACCCTTTAAAGCTCCGTGACAGTAAGGACAATCAAGAAACTGTAATTCCTTGCCCCTCGTTTTAATCTTTGCGCCCTGTTGGTTAGCAAAGCGCAAAGCATCATCTTTTTGAAACTCGTAAATATTAGGCATCGGTTTTGCCCTCCATAGACTTCATATATTCTTCAACAGTCATGCCCTCATCGTCTTCAGCCATGATCTGTTCAAGCGTTTTAGCTGGAGTCGAAGACTCTATATTTTCTTCTTTACTTCTTATATGTTCTTTACTTCTTATATCCTGTGTTAGTTTAGTGTTAGTTCTGTGTTGTTTTAGTGTTGATTTTGGTGTTACCTTTGTGTCATTGGATTGATAATCCATGTACTTAGACACGTTGATAATCCTATATTTTCCGACCTTTCGGAATGTGATAGAGTTTGTGTTAGTTAAGTGTTCGATTGCTGTCCTAACTTGTTGAACACTCAAGCCTATCTCATCCGCCATGTTGTAAATACTCTGTATGAATTCCCCTCGCTCCAGCGTAATGCCTTTCCACTTGGTTTGTTTCCAATTAGCTTTCAACAGGCAATGAATAAAAACACTTCTTGTTGGAGTGTCTGAGTACCATTCCCAGTTGATAAGCTTTCGATATAGTTTTATATATTCGTTGTCACTGTATTCCCAAGCCACTCAAACACCCCCTAATCAAAGTCCCCTCTTTCAAGTCGCTCTTTTAAATCCCTATACAAAATGTCATGAATCAATATTCCCGATGTCTCTTCTTTACAAAAAATGATCTGAAGACCGTACCGAATTGACCAAGCCAACACGGAAGCTTCAAAGGCTTTAGCATTGAACCGACTCCGATATTTTCCGTTAAGTAGGTTTTCCCAACTGGCGTTTTCCACTAACAGAAATATCTGAGCCTTATTAGCGGTTGCCCGTTCAAATTCTCTTTGGAATCTGTCTCTACTGTGTGTGAAGCAATAAGCCAGCTCATCAAGATTCATTTTCCGTTCAACAGCTATTAACGGCTCAATGGTCTTGGAAGTATCAAAGAGTGATTTCCCTGTTGGGAGCATTGTATTATATGTGTAATCTCCATAACTTAACGTTGCTCTCTCATAGGGAGAACCGAAGAGCTTATATCTCTCCTCGGCTCTCTTTGTCGGCTGTTCACGGCTGTCCACCAGTACCACCATTGATTCAAGCACTTTCCTTTGCTCGAAAATATCCATAATCAAGCAAATGGGTTAAATTCCTTGCCGGAATCCGTGCCAGTGTTTATAAAGCCGTCTGCACTCGGTTTCTTGTTGAGTAACTTATCCTCGGGAAGTTTATAGGTCTTTTCCCTGATTGATTTGACGGAAACAAGCTGAGCAAGGTTTGTGGCGCTTCTGACTTTGCCGTCCTTTTCATATTCACGGATGTTAAAAAGTCCGCCGATCTTCTTGCCCTTGAGTGATTCTTCGTCCCAGTTCCAGTGATAACCACTGTTGGAATCCTCGAAAGCTTCCATGACGGTCTTGAATCTTCTCTTTGTCCAGCCGTCCTGTTCTGTTCCGTCATCATTCGGAATACTGAGCAAGTAATTACAATGCCACTTCTTGTCTTCGGTCTGCTGTGCGTCATAGTCTGTACGGAAAAATCCGAGATATTCACCGTATGAAATATCACAAGCTATTTTCATGTATTTTCCCTTTGAGTTGCTCTCAACCTTTACCGCCATAACGGTTAACTCGTAACCACCTTTCGGCAACTGTGGGATTTCTCCATAAGCCTTAGTGTCTTCGTAGTCTTTGAATCTCTGAATCATAATCAAATCTCCTTTGTATAAAATATTGTTTAAGCTTTTGCTTGAACTTCTTTAGTTTCTTCTGTTTGATTTATTCCGTAATACTCCCGAATCTTAGTGTCGACCATCTTCAAGTCATTAGGGATTTTCAAATCAAACATTCCCTCAGGACTCTTGGCTGTTGTGCTTCCGTCTGATTGAGTAATGAAATAATGGTTTGAACCGTCCGTTTGTGCCAGTAAGCAAATATCGGTACATCCCTCCAATGTCAGATAGTTGTCTAACATCTGCCCGACGGTCTTTGCTTTGATCTTGCCGTCCGCTCCGACCTGTGTATGATGCAAGAAATAAACAATCACATCGTCCGGCACTTGATAAGCTATGAACTCAAATAAGTCGGAAAAATTCTTGCCGATGTCCGTGTATTTTTTATATCCTGTGTCATTGGCTTTACGGAAAAATTCATTGACCATCAGATATTGAGAATCATCAATCGCATAAGCCTTTAGCGTCGGATTTTTCAGAACCTTATAAATGGTTTCGTATGTTGCACGTTTTGCAATCTTAAAATCCTTACCCTCAGGAAATGGGAGAGTGCCTTTACGTACCGAAAAGATTCCGATTTCATTCGGATTGAAATTCTTTAGGGAATAAGTCTTGCCCGAGCCGGACTCCCCTAAAATTAAAGCGGTTATACCCATAACGTTCTCCTTTCATTAGTCAATTTTGAGATGTGTTCCCCTCTCGCCAAGAGAAGCAAACGGAAGTACCTCACCCGACTCCAGCGCCGCCCGAATCTTTTCCTTGTCGGGAGACTCAACAACAACCTTTTTGATGTACTCCTCAGGGACACAACCCTCATCAATGGAAAGTGGCAGCTTGCCGCCGTTCTTAACGATCTTGATTCTATGCATGTCTGTTGTAGCTTCCTTGAGCCCAGCATTTTCCATGCAAAGCTTCATGTAATTGTTGAGTCTGATAAGATTATTTTCGTAAACCTTGCTGATTTCATTCCAAGCATTGACTTTTTTCTGTGCTGATTCGTATAAGGCCTTAAGTCTGTCATATACGCAAGCGCAGCCCTCAAGCTTATATTCAAAATTCCCTTGGAGCGCTTCCAGGGTGTCAGCAACTAAGTCCTTGTCAGTTTCATCCTCTAACATTGTCTGCAAGGCTTTGAACTCATCCGACATTTTTAACAATGTTTCTTTTTCCATCATTCAATCTCCTCTCCTACGTGGCTTCGTTCTATCTCGATTTCAATATCTTCCTGAGTACGCATAGACAAAAGATAATCCCTTATATCTTCCGCCCTTATCCTCAGGTCATCTTCCGCTTCTGATCCGTTTTTCCCGTAACAATCGAGGGAAATATGTATAGTAACGCTCCCGGAATAGGTCTTTATGGGTCTGTCTTCCATTTCTCTGTTGTAGTGATCTGCATCACGTACTGGGTCATTAGTTCTCTCCATCTTGTCCCTCCATGTACTCGTCAAATTGTTTGCCGAATTCCTGAGCTTCTTCATTGTCTTCCGGAATAAAGTCGAGAACCACTTCGCCATCGTTAAAAATCCGATGCACAAAGAATCCTAAATCCGTACCGAGTCCATCACGGCTGTATTCGTGACGGTCAAATATTGTGATTCTGCTCGGAGCTGAGCTGTACATAGTAAGGTCAAAATGTCCGTTCTGATCCTCTAAAAGCTCTTGGAGCTTACGAGCGGCTTCCA